GACCACCGGCGCAAAGGTGGACACCCCGCCGATGTGGCTTTCTCAGGGCAAAGACAAAGACGCTGAGTTAAAGCGGGCTTTCGGTCTGAACAACTGAAAGAGGATCTATAAATGGCTATTGAGTTAGCAACCCAGTTCCAGGCATATACAGACGAACAGTTTTACTCCGAGAGCAAGACCAGCCTTGTAACCAACAAGGATTTCAGCTTTGACGGTGCAAAGACCATCAAGCTGTATAAGGTCAAAACCACCGATATGGAGGACTTCAACCGCAACGGCCCCATTCTGGACGGCAACAAGTCCCAGTATGGCACGATCAGCACCCTGCAGGCCACCACCGAGACATTCACGATCAACAAAGATCGTTCTTTCACGTTCGAGGTGGACAAGATGGACACGGACGAAACCAAGATGCAGGTTGCAGCCGCCAGCGCTCTGGCACGCCAGCAGCGTGAGAAGGTGTTCCCGGAGATCGACTCCTATGTTTACAGCGTGATGGCAGCAAACGCAGGCATTAAGCCGGAAGCCGCAGCCCTGACCGCTGAAAACATCTATACGCAGATCATCACGGCAAATGCCCAGATGGATGACGCAGAAGTGCCCGCATCTGGCCGCGTGCTTATTCTGACCCCCACCGCATACACGCTCCTGAAGCAGTCCAAGGCCACCTTTGACAATCAGGACATTGGTGCAGAACTGCGCAAGAAGGGCGTTATTGCCCAGCTGGACGGCCTGAATGTGGTCAAGATCGCGTCCAACCGCCTGCCCGAGAAGTTCGGCTTCATGATCGCGCATCCCGTGGCTACCGTGGCCCCGGTCAAACTGGCAGAGTACAAGATTCACCTTGACCCGCCTTTCCTGTCCGGCAGTCTGGTGGAGGGCCGTATTTACTACGACGCGTTTGTTCTGGAAAACAAGGCAAAGGCTATCTATTATCAGGCAATCGCCTGATATGGCATCATCTGGGCGCATGGGGCTGACCTGTGCGCCCTTTTTGTATCGAGGTGAGTATATTTGAAGATCAAACTTTCAACTCCCGCAGAGGTACGCCGCACGCTGTCCAAGATCGCAAATATGCTGCTGAATAACCAGATCGACCCGCAGCGGGCAACAGCTATCACAAATTGCTGCAACAGCGTTCTAAACTGCATCCGCATTGACGAACAGCAGAAGAAGCTGGCAGAGCTGGAAAAGCTGCTGAACGAGGTGGAAGCGAATGGAGCTTGACCGACTGGAAAAGCGCATCCGGGCACTACAGGCCCGGAAAGCGGCCAGAGCTGCCACGTTTGAGCGCGTGCAGGGCATCGACCCCACCGAGCACGAAGCGGCTGTATACCACGCTATCCACGCGGATATAGCAGCCGATGCACACACCTACTACAATCTTCCCGGTGGGCGCGGCTCCTGCAAATCGTCCTTTGTGTCGTTGGAGATCGTGGACGGCATCCAGAAAGACCCCACCGGCACCGGCTCTGCTGTGGTGTTCAGGCGGTGGGGCAGCACCTTGAGGGAATCCGTGTTTGCACAAATCCAATGGGCTATTGACGCGCTGGGCGTGTCTGACCTGTGGGCCTGCACTGTGTCCCCTATGCGCTGCACCTACCTTCCCACCGGCGCGCAGATCATCTTCCGAGGGCTGGACGATAACAGCAAGATCAAGTCTATCAAGCCTGCAAAGGGCTTTTTCCGCTGGGTGTGGTTCGAGGAATTTTCCGAGCTGCCCGGAGAAAACTTTGTCCGCAGCGTGATGCAGTCCGTGGGCCGTGGCGGTAAGCCTGTGGTGTTCCGCAGCTTCAACCCGCCTGTGTCCCTGAATAACTGGGCAAATAAGTTCATCCAGCAGCCCAACGAGGAAGCGTTGACCCTGCACACGGATTACACCCAGGTGCCGCCTGAATGGCTGGGAGAGGTGTTTCTGAACGAAGCGCAGCGCATCCAGAGCCTAAACCCGAAGGTGTACGATCATGAGTATTTGGGCATCCCTACAGGCAGCGGCGGCGAGGTATTCACCACGCTGGAAGTGCGAGAGATCGCGGACGAAGAGCTTGCAATGCAGTGTTACCGCTATGTTGGTGTTGACTTCGGCTTTGCGTCTGACCCTGCCGCTGTTGTGGCGCTGTACTACGACCGCAGCATCGAAACCATCTATTTTGCGGATGAGATTTACAAGCGCGGCCTGTCAAATGAAGCCCTTGCCGCCGAGATCAGGGCGCACGGCCTTGACCATGTGGGCGAAAGCAGGAAAAACCCCATCACAGGCGCAGAAACAGCCCCGGAACAGGTTATTTATTGCGACTGTGCAGAACCCAAGAGCATCATGGACTTGCGTACATACGGCTTGCAGGCCCGGCCCTGTACCAAGCGCCCCGGCTGTGTGAACTACCGCATCAAGTGGCTGCAAAAGCGGACGCTTGTAGTTGACCCCAAACGCACACCCAACATCTACCGTGAGTTTTCACAATATGAGTACGACACGGACAAGGACGGGAATTTCTTGCCCAGCGTGCCAGATCGGGACAACCACGCCATAGACAGCGTTGCATACAGCCTTGACCGTCTTATTTTCAACAAGAACGAAGGAGCGTAAAATCATGCTGGAAATGCATCTGACCTGCCCGAACTGCAAAAAGACTTTTGTTGTCTATGACTGGCAGCTATGGAGAGACAGCGAGGAAAACGAGAGCTTTCAATGCCCCTGCTGCCATACTGCCCCGGATGAAGAAGCCTGTTACCGCCTGAAAGATGGCTTTTTGGAGCTGTGCGACGTTGACCGGCATTGGAACCACGACAAAGAGAGCGCACCGCTGCCGCCTGAAAAACAGAGCTGGCATATCGAGGTAAAGCCGGGTTGATAACACACTGAAAATCAAAAGTGTGTTAAATAGTGTGTTATGGTAAAAGAAAAGAGCCTAGATTTCAACGAATCTAGGCTCTTTTTATTGGAGCGGGCAATGGGAATCGAACCCACCTCCTCAGCTTGGAAGGCTGATATACTAGCCGATGTACGATGCCCGCATATTCTGTTTTGCCGGGATGCAAGCAGTATTATAGCATGATTCGCGGCAAATGTCCAGCTTTTTTTGCCCAAAGTGCAGAAGGAGAAGAAACCTTTGCCGCTGAGCTGGCGTTTGCCTGTTTACTTTGGAGCAGTTTTATTGTAAAATAGACAGGAGATAAAACCGGCGGCGCACAGCGCGGCCAAATCTGATACAGGTGGTGTATGTTATTATGGCATTGAAATATCAGCGTATCCTTCTGAAGATCAGCGGCGAGGCCCTCGGCGGCGAAAAGGGGACCGGTTTCGACGAGCCGACCATGGACGCGATCTGCGGCGGCGTAAAGAAGGCCCATGAGCTGGGCGTTCAGATCGGCATCGTCGTAGGCGGCGGCAACTTCTGGCGCGGCCGTTCCAGCGGCAGGATGGAGCGTACGCTGGCCGACAAGATCGGTATGCTGGCAACGGTGATGAACGCTCTGGCTGTCTCCGACAAGCTGGAGCAGCTGGGTGTGCCGACCGAGGTGTTCACCTCCATCACCATGCCGCAGGTGGCCCCGGCCTTCACCCGCAAGGACGCTCTCCGCGCAATGGGCGAGGGCAAGATCGCCATCTTCGGCGGCGGTACGGGCAACCCCTTCTTCTCCACCGACACGACCACTGCCCTGCGCGCCGTTGAGGTGAGCGCAGACATCATGTTCAAGGCCACGATGGTGGACGGCGTCTATGACAAGGACCCCCACAAGTACCCCGACGCTAAGAAGTACGAGACCCTTACCTTTACCAAGGTGCTGGAAGACCGTCTGGCTGTTATGGACGGCACTGCCGCCACCCTCTGCCGGGACAACAAGCTCCCCATCCTCGTGTTCGACCTGGCCGACCCCGACAACATCGCCCGTGCTGTGCAGGGTGAGAACGTGGGCACACTGGTCTACGAGGGCTGAGCATACCGCCCCGCTTCCGACAATAGAATATCCCAGACGCCTTTTCGCGGCTGGTGAGAATTGATAACAAACAGGAGACAAGGACAATGAGCAGCAACACCAAGGCATTCGAAGACAAGATGAAGAGCGCAGTCGAGCATCTGGAGCGCGAGCTGAAGACCGTGCGCGCAGGCCGCGCCAACCCCGGCGTTCTGGACAAGGTGACCGTGGATTACTACGGTTCTCCCACGCCCATCCAGCAGGTGGCTTCTGTGGCTGTCAGCGAGGCCCGCACCCTGACCATCACCCCGTGGGACCGCACCCTGCTGCGCGCCATCAGCAAGGCGATCCTGGCCAGCGATGTGGGCATCAACCCCATCGATGACGGCCAGACCATCCGTCTGAACTTCCCGGCTCCCACCGAGGAGCGCCGCAAGCAGCTGGCCAAGGAAGTCTCCAAGATGGGTGAGGAGGCAAAGGTCGCCGTCCGCAACGTCCGCCGTGACGCCATGGAT